TACGACTATCAATGCCGCAGCTAATGTCATCACAGTTAACGTCTACGCAACAACAGTAACAGCAAACACAACTGGTATTCATACTGGTAACGTTTCTGCTTCTGTAGTCAATGCGTCAGCTAACGTATTTACACCTACGCTGTTCGGCAACGTTGTTGCTACAACTATAAATGCGTCCTCTAACGTTATCACAACTAACGTCTATGCTACTACTGTAACTGCTAATACGACTGGTATTCATACTGGTAACGTCTCTGGCACGACTGTAGCTGCTTCTGCCAATGTTACTGTTGGTTCTAATGTCTATATCAGTACTTCCAGTCTAGTCATTGGCAACTCTTCTGTCAACACTTCGATTAACTCGACTGCATTTTCAGGTACAGCAAACAACGCTTCATATCTAAATGGCGTTACACCTACAAACTATGTGACAACTAGCTCAGACTACACTCTTTCTGGCCAGCTAACTCATGCTGCTAACGTCATCTTCAATGCTGGCGTAGCTATTATTGCGAATAGCGGCCCTGGAACATCAGGCCAAGTTCTTTCTACAAACGGCACATCTCTCTACTGGGCAACGTCACTTGTTGGTCCACAGGGTTATACAGGCTCTTTGGGTGGGACTGGCTATACTGGTTCTCAAGGTCCTATCGGCTACACTGGCAGCATTGGTTATAGTGGTTCTGTAGGCTACAACGGCTCAGTAGGCAATCAAGGGCCCATCGGTTATACTGGCTCTATCGGCTACGGTGGCTCTGTCGGCGCAACTGGCTCTACTGGCTACAACGGCTCTGTTGGCGCTACAGGCTCTCTTGGCTATACTGGTTCACTAGGCTATACTGGTTCTGTTGGCGTAGGTTACGGCGGCTCAGTAGGCAATCAAGGACCCACTGGCTACACTGGCTCTGTCGGTGCAACTGGCTCTATTGGCTATACTGGTTCAATTGGTTACACAGGCTCACAGGGCTCCACTGGTTATAATGGCTCAAAGGGCGACACTGGCTCGACTGGTTATAATGGTTCTGTTGGTTCACAAGGCAGCATCGGTTATACAGGCTCTAAAGGCGACACAGGTTCTCAAGGTGTTATCGGGTATACTGGCTCTCAAGGTGGTGGTGGCTCACAGGGTATTCAAGGACCTATCGGTTACACTGGCTCTAGAGGTTCTGATGGCAGCAACGGCTCTAATGGTGGGGCAGGCGGCATTGGTTACACAGGATCTAAGGGCGACACTGGTTCTTCAGGTAATCCTTTCGGCGGCGGCACATTCAGCGGCAGTATTCAAGTCAACGGTGACATCGGTGCTTCAGGTAACATTGTTGCGTACAACGGCTCTGACATTTCATTAAAAGAAAATATTCAAGATATTCAAAATGCTTTAGCTATTGTAGCTGCAATTGGCGGTAAAACGTTTGATTGGACAGACGAGTATCTTGAAAAGCATGGCGGCGCAGACGCTTACTACAGACAGAAATCTGACTTCGGCGTTATTGCTCAAGACGTACTTGCTGCGTTCCCAGTTGCTACAAGAGTTAAACCAGACGGTACACTAGGCGTTGATTATCTAAAACTTGTCGCTGTTGCTTTTGCTGCTATCAACGTATTAGCGGCAGAAGTAGATAAACTAAAAAACTCTAACGGATAAACGACAATGGCAGCATTACCACAACCATATAATCAGCTGGGTTTAAGTACACTTAAAAATATTTTTGGCACAGCAGATATGAATTTACTTCGTGCGGGCACTAATAATATTCCTAGTGCTTTAACTACTGTTGGTTGGCCGGGAAGTACCGGCGCTGTATCAATGCTCGCGTTTGAAAAAATTGATTTCCAAGTTGTATATCCTCAACAAACAGAGTATAGTGGCGTTTACGCTTATGACGATAGTTATTATCAATATGGGTTAAATATTTATAGTAAAGTTTTTAATTTTGGAAATCCAGCTGGTGGCATATATGGTGATGGCACCAGTAGTTTGACTAATGGTCAAATTCAAGAAATCAGTTGGGCTTGGGATTCGACAAATAATTATTGGTCAGGGTTGGGCTACATTGGTGGGAGATTTAATTACATCATCGATGGATATCATGCAAATTCTGGTTGGACTACACTGGTTGTTGTAGATGAATATGGTAATAGTGTATCATACAACAGAAGTAATATGGATTATTTTAGTAATGGTTCATCTGCCCAATGGCGTAGTGTTATTGATGGCGGCGGTACTCAGGGTACTATATTGTATTCTCCCACTTCATATCTTGCTATAACCTAAAGGAATATATAATGACTGAAGACTATACTTTTCCTACAACAGTTGAGGAATCTTATGTTAAAGGTAGTTTTATTGACTGCGTTAGTGACACAATAACATTTGAGATTCATGCAGTTTTTTTACCCGATGGATCTTGTGATGAAGAAGCAACACTTGCCAAAGTACGTGTTTCTATTGATCAACACAATAGATATTTACAAATGAGAGCAAAATTAAATTCTAATAAGTAATAAAAATACAAGGTAACTGCAATGGCAACTCCTAATACAAGAGAACAATTCAAACAGTACTGCCTACGTAGGCTCGGTAAGCCTGTCATTGACATTAACGTTGATGATGATCAAGTAGAAGATCGTATTGATGAAGCACTCAAGTACTACTGGGACTATCATTTTGACGGTACTGAGAAAATGTACTACAAGTATCAAGTACAATCAACAGACGTTACAAACAGATACATCACGATGCCCGAAAACATCATCGGCGCAGTATCTATTTTTCCTGTAGGTCAATCTCTATCTTCTAACAATTTGTTCAATATTCGCTATCAGATTGCTCTAAACGATTTGTACGATCTAACATCTACAACGATGGTACCGTACTATATGGCAATGCAGCACATTCAATTTCTTGAACAGTTGCTCGTAGGCAATCAGCCTATTCGTTACAATCGTCACATGAACAGACTCTATATCGACATGGGTTGGGACAGAGTTAACGTAGGCGACTATATTATTGTAGAAGCATATCAGATTGTTGATCCAGAAGTTTATCCTGACGTATGGGGTGATCGTTGGCTCTCTCGTTATGCATCTGCGTTAATCAAGAGACAATGGGGCGACAACATCACAAAGTATGATGGCGTTCCTCTGCCTGGTGGTCTCAAGTTCAACGGCACAAAGATTCGTGACGATTCTCAGACTGAGATTGATAATCTAGAGCATGAGATGATCCATTCATACTCGTTGCCCGTCACAGACATGATAGGTTAAAGACCTTTCATGGCAACAAACTTTTTCTTTAGGAACACAGATTATAATCCAGAACAAAATCTTGTAAGTGATTTAGTTCAGGAAATGATCAAGATCAACGGTACTGATGTATATTACATCATAAGAAACACTGGTACTGTTGACACTCTTTTGACTGAAGCTACAAATTCTTCATTCAATATTGCAATTCCTATGGAAATGTATATCAACTCGTATTCTGGTTTTCAAGGCGAAGGCGACTTGCTTACCAAGTTTGGTCTCAGTATTGCTGACAAACTAGTACTATCTGTTTCTCGTTCACGTTTCATGGAAGACATTGGCTCTGTCTGGAACTTGACTCGTCCTAATGAAGGCGATTTAGTATTCTTCCCGTTCACTAAGGGTATTTTTGAAATCAAGTTTGTCGAACACGAAGACTCATTTTATCCAGTAGGTAGTCTACAGTACTATGAGTTGCAACTAGAGAAGTTTAATTACAATAGTGAGACGTTCAATACGGGTGTTTCTGAGATTGATCAAGTTATGGGTACATACTCTGTTGCTGAAAATGCTTTCTTCTATTATACGGAAGACGGCTACTACATGACAACAGAAGACAATTATGAGCTAACTCTAGAAGACTACGACATGAGTGGTGATGATGCTGAAGCTCAGAATGATATATTCCAGAACAACTCTGATCTATTCACAGACTTTACAGTTCAAGATCCATTTAGTGAAGGCGGCGTATTCTAATGTTTGGTAAAACGTTCTATTTTGGATCAACAAGAAAATACATCTCGCTTTTCGGGACGTTGTTCAATGACATCATGCTTGAACGTGTCGATCAGTCAACAGGTGAAACTGTAAACTGGATCAAAGTGCCGTTGTCTTATGGTCCTAAAGACAGATATCTTGCGCGTCTAAAAGCTAATCCAGATTTAAACAGGCAGATCAATCAGATTTTGCCAAGAATGTCTTTTGAAATTAAAAGCGTAGAGTATGACTCAAGCAGAAAGCTTAATACTATAGGCAGAAACAAAAAGACAAATACAGACGCGGACATATTCAATAGTCAGTATAATCCTGTACCGTACAACTTTAATATTGACTTGTCTATCTTAACAAGAAATGCTGACGATGCTTTACGTATTGTAGAACAGATTTTACCGTACTTTAAGCCCGAATGGACTACAACTGTTAATTTGATTCCAGACATGAATATCCACATGGACATTCCTGTTGTGTTGAAAACTATCAATTATGAAGACACATATGAAGCTGGCTTTAATGATAGATACGCAATTATCTGGACTCTACAGTTTGTGTTGAAGGGTTACATTTATGGACCAATCTCCACTAAGGGTGTTATTAAAGAGTCGGACGTTAACTTCTATGTGCCGTCTACAAATACTGCGGCTGAAGGTGTTGGTACAACAACTAAGGCAGAATACATTGTAGTTAAGCCAGGCTTAGACGCTAATGGCAATCCAACAAGCAATTCTTCTATCTCTATTCCAAATGCAGAAATTCAGGCAAACTCTAATTACGGCTATATCGTAGATTTTTATTCTGATATTTAAGGGCGACTTACATGATAGCGAATAATCAAAGCATCTCAAGCTTATTGGGAGTTTCACAGCTTCCGACTGTTAGTGATAGCACAGCACCAAAATCTATAACTATTGATCAAGAGACACCCGGAAACGATAAAGCAGATAACGATTACGAATTTGCTCGCGGAAATCTGTATGGTATTATTCAGAACGGTCAACGCGCTCTAGACGATATGATTGATTTTGCAAGACAAGCGCAGCATCCACGTGCATACGAAGTTGTTGGCACTCTAATCAGCAATCTTGTTGACGCAAATCAAAAGCTTCTCAATCTTAGTAAGCAAGTCAAAGAGATCAAAAAGCAAGACGCAGATAAAGACGGCGGCGACTCTAAGACAGTCAATAACAATCTATTCGTAGGAAGCACCGTAGAGTTGCAAAAACTGTTGCGTGGCGAATAATGGCTGATAAGTCCTCAACGTATCTTGGTAATAAGAACTTAAAACGTTCGGCCGTCTCTATCGGCTGGAACGAAGATATGGTAAAGGAATACGTCAAGTGTTCCAAAGAACCTTTGTATTTCATAAAAAAATATGTCAAGATCGTCAACGTCGATAAGGGTCTAGTTCCGTTCGAACCTTGGCCTTTTCAAGTTGAAATGATTAAAAAATGTATTGACGATAGGTTCGTCATTGCAAAGATGCCTCGTCAGGTAGGTAAGACTACTACAATCGCTGCTCTTCTGTTGTGGTATGTGCTGTTCAAAGATAACTTCTCCATTGCTATCCTAGCGAACAAGGAGCGTCAGGCCCGTGAGATCCTGTCTCGCATACAGTTAGCATACGAACATCTGCCAAAGTGGCTCCAGCAAGGGATTATTGAGTGGAACAAAGGCAACATTGAGCTAGAGAATGGTAGCAAAATTCTAGCAAGTTCTACCTCATCCTCTGCAATTCGCGGTACTTCACAGAACTTAGTTTACCTAGACGAGTTTGCTTTCGTACCCAGTAACGTACAGGAAGAATTCTTTGCATCAGTTTATCCTACAATTTCGTCTGGTCAATCCACTAAGGTTCTAATTACATCTACGCCAAACGGCATGAACTTGTTCTACAAGATTTGGTCAGAAAGCGAGACAGGTAAAAACTCATACTCTAGAGTCTCTGTACACTGGTCGCAGATTCCCGGCAGAACGGAAGCCTGGAAGAAGCAGACTATTGACAATACTAGTGAGAGACAGTTCAAGCAAGAGTATGAGTGCGAGTTCCTAGGCTCTTCAAATACTCTAATTGACGCATCAAAACTTTCTATGTTGACACATGCGTTACCGCTAGAGCGTCATGGTAATTTAATCATCTATGAATTGCCAAAAAAGAAACACGTGTATCTGACTGTAGTAGATACGTCTAGAGGCGCGGGCATAGACTACTCTGCGTTTATAGTTTACGATATTACTAAAATACCATATAAAGTTGTTGCTAGATACAAAGATAACAATATTGCCGCTTTAGTTTATCCAAATGTTATTTACAATGCTTCACGACCATACAACACGGCGTATATTCTTGTCGAAACAAATGACATTGGTCAGCAAGTCGCAGATATTCTACAGAACGACTTGGAATATGAAAACGTCTTGCTAACTAGGTCTGGCGGCAAATCAGGTCAAAAGCTCGGTGATTCTGGTGGCGGTAAGCTATCGCTGGGTGTACGCACTACTACACAAGTAAAACGTATCGGCTGCGCTAACTTTAAAAGCTTAGTAGAGAGCGATAAAATCATAATTAATGATTATGACCTGCTTTATGAAATGTACAGATTTATTGAAATAAACGGCAAGTATCAGGCAGAAGAGGGAGAACACGACGACCTAGTAATGTGTTGCGTTTTGTTCTCTTGGCTCGTAAACCAAGACTACTTTAAGGAGTTGAGTAATAACGATGCCCGCCTAGAACTTTTAGAAAGCAATCAACGCAAATTAGAAGAGGAAATGTTACCCTTTGGCTTTATAGACGAAGGACTAGACACTTCTTCAGAAGACGATGAGTTTAACAGGTTTCTTGGAGTGCCGTTGGCCGATCCGTATGAAAAGTTTATTATTTGATTTTTATAAATATACAGAAGTTCCAATTTGAGCCACTAGAGCCTAATAAGATAAAGGGAGAAAAAAATGTCATTCCAAGTAAGCCCAGGCGTAAATGTAAGCGAAATTGACCTAACAACTATCGTTCCAGCGGTTTCTACAACCACTGGCGGTATTGGCGGTTTATTTCGTTGGGGTCCAGTAGGTAAGCTGGTCCTAGTCGATTCAGAAGCTTCGCTCGTAAATCGTTTCGGCAAGCCAACAAATCTAAATGCTGAGACTTTTTTCACAGCAGCAAACTTTCTTTCATATGGCAATGCGCTATATGTTAGCCGTGCAGCAAATACAACAAGTTCTGCTAATACAATTGGCACATGGAGCGCTGTTGCAAATACCGCCAGCTACACATTCAATGCTATTCTTAACGTTAAGAACGCAGACGATTATGATCAAAAGTTGACTGCCAATAACTTTGCCTCAAACACTCAGATCCTATATGTTGCAAAATATCCTGGTGATCTAGGCAACACACTAAAGCTATCTGTTTGCGATAACGCTACACAGTATCAGTCTTCACTAGCTAACGTTGCCACTACAACATTCTCTGGCAACTCAATGGTCATCACCTTTGATGACTCTGGCAGCTACGTAAGATCAAACGCTGCTTATCAAGCACTAACTGTTGGCGACTATCTATATGTTGGCAACACAATTGTTGGCTATCAGTATGTTCAAGTTGCTGCAAAGCCCGCATCAACACCAACAGGCAATACCTTTACAGTTAACTTGTCAAGCACTTATACGCTATCATCCAGCGTATCAATGTCTGGTACAATTACTCGTAACTGGGAATACTTCCAGTCAGTCGATAAAGCTCCTGGCTCATCAGACTACAACACCAGCTTCGGCAACACTGCCGCAGTAGATGAAGTTCACGCTGTTGTTTCTGACCAAGATGGTAAGTTCACAGGCGTTCCTGGCACGATTCTAGAAGTCTATCAGGGCTTATCACGTGCTACAGATGCCAAGACACAAGACGGCTCTACAAACTACTACGTCAACGTTCTAAATCAGAGTTCACAGTATCTCTGGTGGACAAACCACCGTAGCGGCTACAGCGTCAACACTGCAATTAACATTGCTACAACTGCAACTGCAACGCCGCTATCACTATCGTTCCAAGGCGGTAATGACGGCTTTGATGAGGCAACAGTCGGCACATATATTGGCAATATTACAAATGCTTATGATCTATTCGCTTCAACAGAAAATGTTGATGTTGCTCTAGTCATGGCTGGTAAGACTGCTGGTACAAACGGCACACAGCTAGCCAACTACCTCATTGACAATGTTGCTAACGTTAGAAAGGACTGCGTTGTATTCGTATCTCCTCAAAACACAGACGTTGTTAACAATGTCGGCAGCGAACTAAGTGCAGTTACTACTTTCCGCAATAATCTAAGAAGCACTTCATATGCTGTCTTAGACTCTGGCTATAAGTATCAGTATGACAAGTACAATGATATCTATCGTTGGGTGCCTCTAAACGGTGACGTTGCCGGTCTTTGCGTTGTTACAGACACTCAGAGAGATCCATGGTGGTCTCCTGCTGGCTTTAATCGCGGTCAGATCAAGAACATCATTAAGCTTGCATACAATCCGAAGCAAGCTGATCGTGACGTTCTCTATCCTGCTGGCGTCAACCCAGTTGTTACATTCCCTGGTCAAGGCACAATTCTATACGGCGACAAGACTCTTCTCGCCAAACCTTCTGCCTTTGATCGTATCAACGTGCGTAGACTCTTCATTGTCCTAGAAAAGGCCATTGCGACTGCTTCTAAATTCACACTATTTGAATTCAACGATGCTTTCACTCGGTCACAGTTCGTATCACTCGTTACACCATTCTTGAAGGACATCCAGGGCCGTCGTGGCATCTATGACTTCAAGGTAGTGTGCGATGAGACAAACAACACAGGAGAAGTAATTGACGGCAACCGTTTTGTAGGCGATATCTACATTAAGCCTGCACGTTCAATCAACTTCATCCAGCTAAACTTTGTTGCTGTTAGAACTGGTGTTGAATTCTCCGAAATCGTAGGCAAATTCTAAGATAAATAAAAGGACAAGGAGAAACAAACATGGCTTTCAATATCAACGAAATTAAGTCACAACTAACAGGTGGCGGTGCAAGACAGTCGCTATTCCAGGTGCAATTTAACAATCCTGCAAATGGAACTGGTAACATCAAAGTGCCATTCATGGTACGCACTGCACAGCTTCCAGAGTCAAAGCTAGGCAACATCACAATCGGCTACTTCGGTCGTAAGATCAATCTAGCTGGTGATCGTACATTCGCAGATTGGGGCGTAACAGTCATCAACGATGAAGACTTCCTAATCCGTAATGCAATGGAAGAGTGGTCAAACAAGATCAACTCACTAGAAGGCAACTTACGTTCATTCGGTTCTGCTTCACCTCTGCTATACAAGTCAAACGCAACGGTAACTCAGTTCTCAAAGACAGGCGTTCCTATTCGTGAGTACACATTCTACGGGATCTATCCCGCAGATATTCAAGCAATTGACCTAGACTGGGATGCAACAGATCGTATCGAAGAGTTTAGAGTTACATTCTTATATGACTATTGGGAAGTTACAGGCGGCGTCACTGGTCGCGCTGGTGGATCTTAAAGTAAAAGTTAGGACATTATTATGAAACTTTTTGGCTTTGAAATTCGGAAAGAAACCGAAGAAGACCTAAGTATTCCGTCATTTGCTCCGCGTGAGACAGATGACGGAGCTTTGGTTGTTTCAGCGGGCGGTACTTTTGGTACGTATCTAGACTTAGAAGGCTCTGCTAAAACAGAAGCCGAGATCGTTGCCAAGTATCGTGAAATGTCTATTCAGCCAGAGTGTGACGCTGCAATTAGCGATATTGTAGATGAAACTATCTGTAAAGAAGGCAAAGAAAAGATCGTTGAGATTGATCTTGACGATCTTGATGTTACAGACAATATCAAATTAAGAATTCAAGAAGAATGGAATAAGATTGATCAGTTGTTAGACTTCAACAACTCTGGTTACGATATTTTTAGACGTTGGTATGTTGATGGTCGTATCTACTATCATATCATGATTGATGTGAATGATGCTAAGTCTGGCATCAAAGAACTACGTTACATTGACCCTAGAAAGATTCGCAAAGTACGTGCAGTTAAGCGTGTCAAGAAAGACATGGTATACACTAACGTTACTGATAATGAATTTTACATCTATAGCGAAAGAGGCTTTAAGGGCGCTTCTGCTACAGGTATGGACAATCAAGGTCTACAGATTGCTAAAGACTCAATCATTCATGTACCATCTGGCGTTGTAGACAGAGACAATAAAATTGTTCTAGGCTATCTACACAAAGCAATTAAGCCACTTAATCAGTTACGTGTTCTAGAAGACGCAACAGTAATCTATCGTATCTCACGTGCGCCTGAAAGACGTATCTTCTCTATTGACGTTGGCAATCTACCAAAGATGAAAGCCGAACAGTATGTCAAAGATGTAATGACACGCCATAAGAATAGATTGATCTATGATGCCACTACTGGTGACGTTAGAGATGATCGTAAGTTCATGACGATGTTAGAAGACTATTGGTTCCCACGCCGTGAAGGCGGTGGTGGTACTAATGTTACTACACTACCATCTGGTCAGAACTTGGGCGAACTAGCTGACGTTGAATACTTTGAGAAGAAACTATATCGCGCATTGAACGTGCCTGTCTCACGTTTACAAGCAGACACAGGTTTTAGTCTTGGTCGTTCATCAGAAATTACACGTGATGAACTTCAGTTCCAGAAATTCATTTATCGCTTAAGAACAAAGTTTTCTGCTTTGTTTATGAAAGCACTAGAAAAGCAGTTAATTCTTACTGGTGTTATTGCAGCATCAGACTGGGAAACTTTCAAGAGCAACATTCATTTTAATTACAAAGCAGACAATGTATTTTCTGAATTAAAGCAAGAAGAAATTCTGCGTGAAAGAATGAACACTCTTTCAATGGTTGATCCATATGTTGGTAAGTACTACTCAGCAGAATGGGTAAAGAGAAATGTACTTCAATTGAGCGATGAAGATATCATTGACATGGATCAAGAAATGCAAGAAGAAGCTGCAAAAAACATGGAAATGCAGCAGCAACAAATGGCAGCAATGGGCCAACAGCCCGGTCAAGATCAGCAGGGTCAAGATCAGCAACAAGGACAACAGCAAGGCCAAGCTTCAGGATTCGCTCCAAATGAGCCGCAACTATCTAGTCAAAATCTAGGTGGAAGCTAAATATAAATAAATAGAATGAAAATGGAGATTAACATGGAAAACAATGTAGCAACAGATATTATAGACCTCTGTTTAGATGATAACATCGACGGTCTACAGTCAACTGTAAATGATGCCTTGATGGCAAGAATTCATGACGTTTTAGCTGCAAAAAAGATCGAAGTAGCACAGAGATTTTTCAATCCAGAGGAACAAAATGGCTAATACAGACAAGATGGCAATTGCCAAAACTCCAAAAGAATTGGCTCGTAAATTAGTCAAAACTAATCCTCAGGACTATGTTGTCGGTCGTGACTCTAAGGCTGGACTAAAGAAGTTCTCTGATAAGCATCCTGTTTTAAGAACAAATACACCAAGCAATGATGAAGATGAAAGCGAAAAGATTTTTAATGGTTAAAATTTAAAGAAAGAGTTAACTACTCGCCGCGCTGACTATCATGGCAATGAAGCTATCACAGCATACGAGAGTGAAACTCATGGCAAGCTTATTGAAAAGTTTGTAAAGAAAGATAGAAATCCAAACGGAAATCTAAATGGCACAGAATCTGGTGACAATGCACAGAAACTCCATGCTGTTAAATCTGGCGAAATTGGTGTAGAAGCCGCTTTTGATAAAGCAAAGCCACATCATGAAAAGACAGAGAAGAAGGGCATTGAGACGAGTCAGCCTATTGGTAAGATTAAGACTGCATTGCCTTCTCGGTCTGCATGGTCAGGTGCTGAAGAGACAGAGCTAACTGAAGCAGCAGAAATGTCAGATGCCGCACACGAATTATCACTTCATGCTGATAATGATCATCATCTATACAGAAACAGTCATGTGCCTGTTGCCAAGAACTTAGAAAAAAAGTTCAAGAAGGGCAGCTATGATCATGAGAAAGCAAAGAAACTTTGGGGCTATCACGCTGATCGTGCAGCACAGAGCTATTCAAAACAACATGGCGATGTAAAAACACCTTGGCACAAGATGTTCACCACTGCTGATCGTAAGCAAGCTGCATCACATATGGCCGATAAGCATCAGGCAGAGATGGATGCCGGTAACTTTCATTCTGAAAATGTAGAGTGGAATGATATTCCCGCACTAAATGAAATGACTGCTTTCACATACATTGCAGAACTTGGTGATCAAATGGCACCAGCTCCTGCTAGTGGCGATAATCCAGGCGGTGCTGATAGTGCATCTGCTGGCGCTGGCGGTAAAGATTCAAATGATCAAAACAAAAACGATGAAGACAGCAACGAAGACAGCAATGAGGCTGATGGCGTTCGTCAAGCTAAGGAAGACTTAGAAGAAATTGCAATGGCTGCTGCTGAACTCTATGAGAACATCTCAGATGGTCTAGAGATGCCCAGCTGGATTCTAGAGAAGCTTGACCTAGCAAAGAATTTTGTTTCGTCAGTTCAAGATTTTGTTGATGAAAATTCAGACGAAGATGGCGAAGGTGAAGATGATCCAGAAGGCAACAAAGCTGGCGAAGCTGGCAAGCCCGGTTCAGATCAAACAAACACACAGAAGCCAACAGCATACAAAGAAGAAGTCGAATTAGGTGAAGCTTCTTATTCAGCAAAGGCTGCTGCTGCTGGTAAAGATATTGGCAAGCCTGGCAAGAACTTTGCTAAGATTGCTGCTAAGGCTTCAAAGAAGTATGGCTCAAAAGAATCAGGCGAAAAAGTTGCTGGTGCTATCCTAGCTAAAATTCGCGCAAAGCATGGAGTAAAGTAAGATGGCAGATCCAGTTGCATATCAAAATCGACCAGGCGGTCATGTGTGGTTTAGCTTAAATGCTGCTAATACAATCACACTAACGTCAGCATCAGTTAATACTAGCATTGAAACTGTTTCAAATCTTGCTATTACAAAAGTATTTTGGACTGGTAGTTGGACAATCTCACGTGGTTCAAACACAGTATTGTATTTGGGAAACACAGGTCCTGGGTTTTTTGACTTCAATGGTCAGGGTACATCACTAAGTCAGTTCTCAACTGCAACAGTTGTTTGTGCAAATAACGATACTAATGGTACGTTGCTTATTCAGTTAGCCAAGCAGACTGCACAAGCTGGCGGTGGCGCATACGGCTCAGATGGCACACACTATACTGGCTCTTATGCTCCAGTTAACGTAACTTAAGGGTAGCTAAGATGAAACTTATCTGCGAAGTACTAGATCAAAAACTTAGCCTTGTAAAAGAAGCTAGGGAAGACGGCAAGAAGCAATTTCATATTGAAGGCGTATTCTTAATGGGTGATAGACCCAACAAGAATGGTCGCATCTATGAGTCAAAAATTCTTGCTAAAGAAGTTGCACGTTATACAAAAGATTTAATTGAAACAAATCGTGCTTATGGCGAACTAGGTCATCCTGCAGGTCCAACGATCAATCTAGATCGTGTATCACATATGATCAAGTCGCTACGTCAAGAAGGTTCAGACTTTGTTGGTAAGGCTAAGATTACAGATACCCCTATGGGTAATATTGTAATGAATCTTCTTGATGAAGGCGCAAATTTAGGAGTTTCTTCTCGCGGCATGGGTACGCTAAAAGAAAAGAACGGTATCATGGAAGTTCAAGATGACTTCATGTTGGCTACTGCTGCTGATATTGTTGCTGATCCTTCTGCACACAAAGCATTTGTGCGCGGTGTAATGGAAAATGTAGAGTGGGTATATGATGCTGCTGCTGGTTCATGGCGCGCCGCTGAAATGCTAGAAAACACAAAGAAGAATCTAAAGAAGATGAGTATGTCTCAAATCAACGAAAATCAGCTACATCTTTTCGAGAAGTATCTTAATTCGCTTTCACGAAAATAAGAAATTATAAATAATATATATTACCTCAAGGGAGTAAGAAAATGGCTAAGAAGAATATTCACGAGAATTCAGAACTAGTTGAATTCAAATCATCAGACGGTCAAAGCGAAACAGCAGATCCCGTTGCTAAGGGTGATGCACACGCTAATCGCGGCGCAGATAAGTCTGCTGGCGAGACTGCAATTCCTCAGTTCGCAACAAAGGTTGAAGCACTCAATGCTGCCATTCAGCACATGAGCGGTCTTCCTAAAGAAGCCATTGCTGATATCTTCAAGGGCATGACTGCTGGTCATGACTCTGCTAAGGCAAAGGCAACACGCCGTCTTGGTGGCACTGCATCAGATGCATCTGATGGCGAAACAATTGCACAGATGCATATCTCACCAACAAGTGCAAAGCATGTTGCATCAGAAGACATGGACGTAATCTTTGATGGTCAAGAACTATCAGAAGAAGTCCGTGAGAAGGCAAGAACAATTTTTGAAGCTGCTCTAAATGCAAATCTAGTATCAGAAGTAGCTCGTATTCAGGAAGAGTTTGATGCTCGTCTAGTTGAATCACTAGAAGAGAAGATCACTGCTCTAACTGAAAACGTTGACAAATATCTCTCCTACGCCGTAGAGCAGTGGGTTGCAGATAATGAAGTTGCTATCGAAACTGGACTCAAGGCTGAAGTTGTTGAAGGCTTCATTCATGGTCTTAAGACACTATTCCAAGAAAATTACGTAGACATTCCAGATGACAAGGTCGATCTAGTTGCCGAGCTAACACAGCATGTTGCTGATCTCGAAGACAAGGTTAACTCTGCCCTCAAGGAAAATGTTGAACTAAAAGATTATGTTGACTCACTAGAGGTAGACAAGATTTTCTCTGAGGCAGTGGATTCACTTCCACTAACTCAAGCAGAGAAGCTCCGTTCTCTCGTTGAGGGTATTGAATACTCAGACGCCTCAGAGTTCACAAAGAAGTTGAATGTTATTAAGGAATCGTACTTCCCAAGCGAAAAGAAGTCCGTTTCTTTAACTGAAGAAGTAGATGGCGTTTCTGATGATGAAGAGGGAGTTGAGATCAAGGCAACTGGCCCAATGGCTCACTACGTAAAGGCAATTTCGCAAACCACTAAGAAGTAAGTTTTTATAAATAAGTATAATCCAAAACGAAAAGGGAGAAGTTAAATGTTAATCAATGAAGAAATCCAAAAGAAGTGGGCACCAGTGCTTGAGCATGCCGATCTACCAAAGATCACTGATGCACACAAGCGTTCAACTCTTGCTCAGATGCTAGAAAACACCGAAGCCGCAATTCGTGAAGGCAGCACCATGAGCCCACAGTCTCTAATTGAGACCTCGGGCGCTGCACCTACTTCACTAACCGGTGGTTCACTCAACTACGATCCAGTGTTGATCTCACTAGTTCGCCGTGCAATGCCTAACCTCATTGCATATGATATCTGCGGCGTTCAGCCAATGACCGGCCCAACTGGTTTGATCTTCGCACTACGTCCTTCATATAACTCACAGCTAGCCGCTCAGGGTGCTGCTGGTTATGAAGCAATGTACTACGAAGCCAACACAGGTCAGTCAACTCTTACTGCCGGCAACACCACATTGGGTCAAGCTGCTGGTGACGTTGGCGGTATCTACGGCTTCTCAAATACCGTAGTCGCTTCTGGTAACTCATCAACCTATAACTTTGCTGGCGGCATGAATACTGCCCAGGCAGAAGCTCTAGGCGCTTCAGGTAACTCTGACTTCGCACAGATGGCATTCTCAATTGAGCGTGTTTCTGTAACTGCAAAGTCACGTGCCCTAAAGGCTGAGTACTCAATCGAACTAGCTCAGGATCTAAAGGCCATTCACGGTCTAGATGCTGAGACAGAGCTATCAACAATTCTTTCAGCAGAAATTCTTGCTGAAATCAATCGTGAAGTAGTTCGTTCAGTAGTTCTAACTGCAACACAGGGTGCTGCTGGTACAACAACTGCCGGTACATTCGATCTAGACGTTGACTCAAACGGCCGTTGGTCAGTTGAGAAGTTCAAGGGTCTAATGTTCCAGATTGAGCGTGAAGCTAACGCAATTGCCAAGGCAACTCGTCGCGGCAAGGGCAACATCATCATCTGTTCTTCAGACGTTGCGTCTGCTCTACAGATGGCTGGTGTTCTAGACTACACCCCTGCTCTAAACAGCAACAATCTACAGGTTGATGACACAGGCAACACATTCGCAGGCGTTCTAAACGGCCGCACTCGCGTATATGTCGACCCATATGCTGGTGGTAACTTCGCAGTAGTCGGCTACAAGGGCGCATCTGCCTTTGACGCTGGTCTCTTCTACTGCCCATATGTCCCACTACAGATGGTTCGTGCAGTTGGTCAGGACAGCTTCCAGCCCAAGATTGGCTTTAAGACCCGCTACGGCATGGTCGCAAATCCCTTCTCAGCTGGTGCCACAACCTCCGACGGTTCACTAGTACAGAACACCAACGTGTTCTACCGTCGCTTCCTAATCAACAACATCCTATAATGTAGGATTAAAAACAACTATAACAGGTTGTTGATTAAACTAAAAGGGCTGCTCATAAGGCAGCCCTTTTTTTATGCTTCGTCTTCTTCGTCTTCTTTTTGAAGATTGCGTCCCAGTTGTCTTCGAATTTCTTTCTGGGTACATTCATAGGTCTTGGCTTACTGCCTTTCCCACCTGTATTCATATTAGCTAATCTCAAACTTAAGTGTAATCGGCTTACGTAGAACTTCCATCATCGCGTGTCTACGATCAATGTTTACCTTAGTTGCACGATACTCCTCTTTCTCTTCTAGATTCCAGCCAAGATAGATTGCATCAGCAAAGCCCCACGCTACAGCTTCGTCCGCTGTCAGGTGGACGTTGATCTTCTCACGCATACTCTGTAGAAGCATATTCTTAATCCGTGCTTCGGAGTGCGTCTTAAACTTGCCCTGCTCACGTAGGCGAGCCACATAGATACGCAGCATCATCTCTACTGCCTTACGGCGCTCGTTGTCCTCCGTCTCTACCTCTTCGTCCAGTGCTTCAATTACGTATGTACCACGATGAAACATGTACGTAGCTGGTGGACGAATAATAAACTTGTCAGCAGCTAGTGGGATCAACGAGGTCATTGATCTGGCGTGTTTGGTGGCGACAACTGTAATGGGATTGGGGCAAGCTAAGATCGCAGAGAACATCTTCATGCCCTCTTCCCAGCAGCCACCACACGATGACATATTGACTACAATAGGTCGATGCTTGTCTATAGACGATAGAACGTCTAGATTAAGTTCGAACCTGTCTGCCATGTTGAAGTCCACACCTGGCTCTGCGCCCTCATTACCCATAAGAGTAGGATCGCCGCCGATGTAGATTGAAAACGTATCTCTGTTAATTCTGTATGCATGGATATCATCCAGATAATGATCGCCCAAGCTTCTCTTTCTCATTACATTAATACTCCATTTCAGATACAAAAAAAGGGAGAGAGCCGAAACTCTCTCCCCTCTTAACTAGGTTTTAGCCTAGTGGATTGTAACCGATCGCAGTAAGAGTACGATAGCCAGCAGCGATAACGCTACGGGGCGCAGTACCCATCCGATACTTGCTAACAGTTGCACCCTTCTTTGTGGTGCGCTTGTTCGTGAAGATCGGAAAGCCTTCAGTGCGGAGACGGAAGATCGCCTTGCTCACTGAGTTGGGCGAATAACCGAAGCGGCTGGCAATCTGCGACTGCGAAAGTTCAGCACCTTCGACAAGAGCAGAAAGAAGACGATCGGACTTCGAAACGGTATTGGTATTGGTATTCATAAATTAACTCCTAAGTTTCAGTTTCACATCAAACGGCATAACAATTATCACCGTATATACATAGTACTATATTCAGTCATACATGTCAAGTACTTTTTTACATTTCTTCTACCTCATTGTTTTCATTACAAATTAAGCATAGGTATCTTCGTTCTTTAGCTGGCTAAAAGCCGCTTCATAGCCAAATTCTAAGAACACGGGTGACTTCAACAAAGAGGTAGGGCTAATATGAACATCGTGTGCTACTACCTGAGTGTTGATGAACTTAGCAGCACTAATAGTAAAGAGAATTTGTTGCGTAAGAGGATCAATTTCATCTAACACGGGCATCAAAATGTTGTCATACAATTCGTCTGTACGTGTTAGAATATCTCTATCAAGCTTTTCTACGCCAAGAGCCTTGGCAAGAGCAAAGTGCGTGGTAGAACAGAAATAGCAATTGTTCTTTCTGCTAATGTACGCAAACAAGAACTCTCTATGTCCTCGCGTAAAGTTACCTGGCCACTTTGATTCGTATATACCTTTAGTCAATACGATATCTAAGATAGCATGAAACTTGTGCCAAAGTTCTTTGTTTTCTTTTAGCATCGACGGCATTGTTTTAGGCAAATTATACTCCTATTATAATTTATAATAATTCATCTACATTGAATGGTGGACAGAGTTAGATTCGAACTAACGTAGCCATTAGGCAACAGATTTACAGTCTGTCGGTTTTAACCACTCACCCATCTGTCCAAAAATAAAAATAGATACAACACGTTTTGGCGGAAGGGGTGAGATTCGAACTCACGGTAGGCTTTCACCTACGACAGTTTTCAAGACTGTAGCAATCAACCGCTCTGCCACCCTTCCGTATTTGGTATCCGCAGTCAGACTCGAACTGACACTATAAAGATTTTAAGTCTTTTTCCTCTACCGATTGGGATATGCGGACGTACTTATATGGCGGTCCCTGCTGGACTTGAACCAGCGACCCACAGCTTAGAAGGCTGTTGCTCTATCCAACTGAGCTAAGGAACCAAATTAGTTATTCGTGTTCCCTGCCAGCTTGAAAGGCCGCTTCTAACCACTTTAGAATTGTCGCAAAATCTTTCATAGGATAATCAGAAATCTGCAACAAATTTTTAAAATCGACATACATATCTTCTAGCTTATCTTGTTCATCAAGCCAGTATGATACTTTTTTGTACTTGTATTCGTCCATTAGGCGCTTTTACGCTCCGCGTTGTAGTGTAGATGGAGCATACGTTCTGCCCAATCAATATAGTCAAGCTCTTCTTCATCAAGCTTGTATCCTCTGCGATACCTAAAAGACAGCTTATCTGCTACCTTTTCGATACTGTATACGCCATCTTTCAGTGTAGGAAAACTATACTGTTTGACGAACCGCATTTCGAAATCTCCTGTGTTGCTTCTGATTTACAATAGCCATAATACGCTATTATATTTAATGTGTCAAGCGAAAAGGCACAAAAAAACAAACTTTTTTCTTGACTATAAGTACATTATGCGGTATAATGAATACAATCAGCAACTTAACTTAAGGTAAAAACGTGGCAAGTATCAACGACCAACCACAGAACATGAACTTTTTATCGCCTCTTGGCTACAAGTTTATCTTGAGCAAGATACCTAACTTTGTGTACTTTGTTCAAAGTGTTGATTTCCCAATAACAAAATTGAACGAAACAAAAGGCATACAGACACCTTTCAGCAGAATTACCGTTCCTGGCGATCACTTGTCATATACTAACTTGTCTGTCACTTTTAAGATTGACGAAGACATGAAAGGTTATTTTGAAATTTTTGACTGGATCACAGCAATAGGTAAGCCAGATAACTTTGATCAGTATAAAGATATTGCTGCACAAAGTCGAACTAGCGGCTTAGGCGCATTGGTAGACGCAAACTTGTTGATTTTGAGTAGCGCAATGAAACCCAACATTAAAATCACATTTCAAGATTTGTTACCTATTTCAATATCTGGTCCAAAATTTGACTCGACACAAACAGACGTAAATTACGTAACAGCCACAGCAGTATTTAAATTCAATCAGATCACATACGAAAGACTGTAATTTTTAACTTATAGGATGATTTTATTATGACTTTGGATGAGATATTCGATCTCTGGTCAAAAGACTCAGAGATCAACACTTCTGCTATTAGCGAAGAAGCAATCAAGATCCCTAAACTACACAACAAGTACTTTAAACTTTTGTCTGCTGAAAGACTAAGTTTAAAGAAACTTGAGTCTAACTACAAGCAATTATATCTAGACAAGTATGAATACTTCATGGGCACTCTTGATCAAGATAGTTTGATTGAACACAACTGGAAGCCTAATCCTCGTAACATTCTCAAGTCAGATATACCTATGCACTTAGATGCAGATCAGGATATCATCAACCTGACTTTGAAGATTGCTTATCAAAAAGAAAAGATAACAGCATTAGAGTCGATTGTCAAGAACGTCATTGAACGTGGTTGGATGATCCGCAATTATATCGAGTGGCAGAAGTTTACCAGCGGCACAGCATGACCGATATTCTAAGAATCTCTAAGGTAAACGAAACGTTTATCAAAATAGACTGTGAAGCTTCGGTAGCATATGAGCTATCGGATCACTTTACGTTTATGGTGCCGAACGCTAAGTTTCATCCGCTGTTTAAGAACAAAGTTTGGGACGGTAAAATTCGTCTCTTCAACGTTATGACAAAGCAACTCTATGCTGGTCTTCTTAACAACGTAATGGCTTTTGTTAGCGCTAGAGATTATGAGATTGAATATCTGTCAGAGTTTAATGATGTGCCGTTCTCGTTAGCAGAAGCTACAGAGTTTACAAAGCAATTAAATTTACCTGCTAACATACAGCCTAGAGACTATCAGATTGAAGCTTTAGCACATGCAGTCAGAAAAAGCAGAGGTCTATTGTTATCGCCTACTGCTTCTGGTAAGTCTTTGATCATCTATACAATTGTAAAGTACTTCAGACAGAAGACTTTGATCATTGTGCCTACGATCTCTCTTGTCAGTCAGATGGCTTCTGACTTTGAATCGTATGGTTACACAAAGCCAATACACAGAATCTATTCTGGTGTAGAGAAAGAAACAAGTGAAGATATTGTTATCTCTACCTGGCAGTCAATCTATAAGATGCCGGTAAAATGGTTCTCACAGTTCGATGTTGTAATTGGTGACGAAGCACACTTGTTTAAAGCTAAGAGCTTAACATCTATTATGGAAAAGATGAGCAACTGCAAGTATCGTTTTGGCTTTACAGGTACTCTAGACGGCACAGAAACAAACAAGCTTGTTCTAGAAGGACTCTTCGGACCAGTTAAGCGTGTAGCATCTACAACAGACTTGATTGAGCAGAAGTATCTTGCAAAATTAAAGATTAAAATTCTTTTGATGAAATACACAGATGATGTTAGAAAGCAATGCAAAGGCTTAGACTATCCTGGAGAAATGGATTTCATCGTAAGACATGCAGGAAGAAACAAGTTTATTAAAAATTTAGCTTTATCTTTGTCGGGAAATGTGTTACTATTATTCCAGTATGTAGATAAGCATGGTAAAGAGTTATATCTTTCTATCAATGATACTACATCAGACAGAAAAGTTTTCTTTGTTCACGGCGGCGTAGACGGCGATGAGCGCGAGAGAATTCGTAAGCTAGTAGAGACAGAGAAAGACGCAATCATCATTGCTTCATCTGGTGTGTTTTCCACTGGAGTAAATATAAAGAACTTACACAATATTATATTTGCTTCACCTAGCAAGTCTAAGATTAAAACGTTGCAGTCTATTGGTCGTGGTCTAAGAACATCAGATACTAAAGAAAGTGTAACGTTGTTTGATATAGCAGATGATCTTTCATGGAAAACAAGAAAGAATTTTACACTAGAACATTTTAAGGAAAGAATGAAAATTTATGTTGAAGAAGGGTTTGATTACAAGATTTATAACATCGACCTTCAGTAAGAAACCTGAAGAAGATATTTACATATCTCTTCATTTGGTAACTACTGATATTGTTTTGGGTAAATTTGTCTCTGTTAATAGCAAGAGTACAAGTATCTGTCACCCAGTCGTTGTTAAGTTTGGCGTCAATGAAGACAACGCTTCAGCGTACATGTACTTTGTAAATTACAACCAACTTTCAATGAAAGAAAATTTAGTTGTGGCTTTTGAAAACACAAACATTGTATCTGCTTCAGAGGTAGATTCTGAAGTCATCGGAAACTATATAGATTTTACCTCAAAAGATAAAAAGATGAAAGATGATATTAAGAAGACTAAAGAGGAGGCAGAGCCTCCAGAGGCTGCGCCTCAATCTTTAAAAGATGAGATAACACAGAAAGCACTAGCATCGGTAGTTTCTAAAGCGTTCAGGGACTTTAAAGTTACTATTCATTGAACAGGCACAGACCTGATTATACACACAATTTGAACTTTGTCAACACATTCATGTTAGGATAAATTATGATAGCAAAAACTCACAAGCCAAAACACTACGTAGACAACAAAACTCTCTACGAAACGCTGATTAAATTCAAAAACAGCAAAAAAGAAGCTTTGGCTCTAGGTACTAAACCGCCTAGAATACCCGAATACGTGGGTGTTTGTATCTTTCAGATTGCTACAAGGTTAGCTACAAAAGGTAACTTCATAAATTATTCTTATAAAGATGAAATGATTTCAGATGGTATTGAGAACTGTATTCAATACATGGACAATTTTGATCCAGAAAAATCAAAAAATCCATTTGCATATTTCACGAGAATCATCTATAATGCTTACATACTTCGTATTCAGAAAGAGAAGAAACAAACCTATATCAAGTACAAGTCGTTTGAACATTCTATTGTAAGCAACGAATTCTTCTCAACATCGGACAGCGATGATTCGTTTATCTCTGATGCCAAGTCACACGAAAACATGCATGAATTTGTAAGAGACTACGAGAAAAAGATGAGTGAAAAGAAATTGCCAAAGGAAGTCAATCTTGTAGGTCTTGAATTGCTAAACAAGGATACTACCAATGTTTAATATTGATAACAATATGCCACCGATCATTACTCATATGTTAACTGAACTTTTTAATGAAAAGAATTCACGCAACACCCGTGAGAACTATAAGCGTAGCGTAGACGATATTCGTAAGTGCTGTGAGCTTGCAATTAAAACCTATGACTCACAGGTAGCTATGCTCAACATGAAAACACCTTCCTTCAAACAAAAGAAACGCTAATATGAAGATTGCGCTGATTACAGACCAACACTTTGGTGTTAGGAATGACAGCCCTGTGTTTCATGATTTCTTTGAAAAGTTTTATACAGAGTTTTTCTTTCCTTACCTGAGCGACAACAACATCTCTGAGATCATTGATCTTGGTGATACTTTTGATCGTAGAAAATACATTAGCTTCTACTCGTTGAGTAGGGCAAAGAAGTACTATTACGAAGAAATGGTAAACAGGAAACTGAACATCACTTCTATCGTAGGCAACCACGTTATTCCGTATCGCAACACATTGTCGATCAATGCGCTTGATCTACTGCTTAAAGAATACAGCAACGTCAAGACTGTTGCAGAACCTAAAGAAGTTGTGTATGATGATACAAAGATATTGCTTGTGCCGTGGATTTGTGATGACAACTATGATCATACCATGGAACTCATTGCCAAGACTGATGCACAGATTGTTTTCGGTCACTTAGAACTAGGTGGCTTCGAGATGTACAAGGGCGCAGTTCATGACGATGGTATGGACTCAGGCGTGTTTCAGAAGTTTGATGTTGTCTGCTCTGGTCACTATCACCACAAGTCTTCACGTGGTAACATTCATTATCTAGGTTGCCCGTATGAGATGACCTGGTCAGATTACAATGACACTAAAGGCTTTCATATTTTTGATACCGAAACAAGAGAGTTGACATTTGTAGAGAATCCATATAGAATGTTCTTTAAGCTTATCTACGATGACACAGATACAACCTTAAATGCGCTTGTCGAACAAGACTTCTCCGTATACAAGAACACGTATGTCAAAGTTATCGTAAAAGCAAAGAACAACCCATACTGGTTTGATATGTTTATTGATAAGCTTGAAAAAGCAGGTACAGTTAACATTCAAGTCGTGGACGATCATCTCAACTTGAACTTAGAGAGCGATGATAACATTGTGAATGAAACAGAAGACACGCTTACAATCTTACGTAAGTATGTTGACAATCTAGAATTAGATGCAGACAAAGCGGCATTAGATGATTTGATGCGCTCGCTATATGAAGAGGCATTGTCGATAGAGTGATATATTTTAAAACAGTACGTTGGAAGAACTTACTCTCAACAGGAAACGTCTTTACAGAAGTCAAACTTAATCAGTCGTCTTCTACGCTAATCATTGGCGAGAATGGCAGTGGTAAGTCTACTTTTGTTGAGGCTATTTCTTTTGCGCTGTATGGTAAACCATTCCGTAAGATCAATAAGCCACTGCTAGTTAATTCTATCAACAACAAAAATCTTATTGTTGAAATTGAATTCTCTATTGGTAAAAAAGAGTATTTTATTCGCAGAGGTCTAAAGCCTGCTGTGTTTGAGATTCTTGTCGATGGTGTGCTGCTTAATCAAGAAGCAGCATCTAAAGACTATCAAGAAATTCTAGAGAAGAACATTCTGCGTCTAACGCACAAGTCTTTCTCACAGATCATTACACTAGGTTCTTCTACATTTGTACCGTTCATGCAGCTACCAGCAGCATCTAGGCGTGAGTTCATCGAAGACTTGCTAGATATTCAAATCTTTTCTACAATGAATATTCTTTTGAAAGACAGAGTTCAGAAGAACAAGGACGATATCGCCGCATGTGCTACAAGAATATCGTTGTGTGAGCAAAAGATTGAATTGAATAAAAGGCACATTGAGTCTATGCGCCAAAACAATGACGAGATCATAGAGATCAAGCAGAACAAGATCAATGAACACAACTTCATGATCGAAGAGGTAACAATCTCACGTGACGATTCAGCAAGAAAGCTTGGTGATTATACTCCAGTTGTTGCCGATCAGACAAAGCTTATATCTAAGCTAAAGAAGATCAACTCTCTTCAGTCTGAATTGCAGTATAAGATCACAGACTGCTCCAAGCATATTGACTTTTTTGAGAAGCACGATGAGTGTCCTACCTGTACTCAAGATATTGAAGCTGGAATAAAATCATATAAGCTCGAAGAGGGCCGCAATAAGTCTAAAGAATTGACTGACGCGATTGTGAAGTTAAAAGAAGAACAAGACAGGGTAGATGTTCGTCTTAAAGAAATTGAAACTGCTCAGGATCAGATTGACCTTCTGTATGCAGAGATTAATGACTGCAACAACAAGATTGCAATGTATACACGATACAACGCAGAACTACAGAAAGAAATAACCAATCTTAATGTTCAGCAAAAAAAGATTGAGACAGATGCTACCGAGTTAAATGCTGCCAAAGCAGAGCTAGTTGAGATTGAAACAGAAAAAGAAAAACTGACCAACGCAAGAACATTACTCAGTACTGCTGCGCTTCTATTGAAAGACGGTGGTATTAAAACAAAGATCATCAAGCAGTATGTGCCTGTGATGAACAAGTTGATCAACAAGTACCTTGCTGCAATGGACTTCTTTGTTCAATTTGAATTAGACGAAAACTTTGATGAGAAGATTAAGTCTAGGTTTAGAGACGAGTTTACATATGGTTCATTCTCTGAAGGCGAGAAAATGCGTATTGACTTGTCGTTGCTCTTCACATGGAGAGCAGTATCTAAGTTACGTAACAGCGCCAGCACAAATCTGTTGATTATGGACGAAGTGTTTGATAGCTCTCTTGATACTTCAGGTACAGAAGAGTTCTTTAAGATTCTAAGTTCAGTGACAGCAGACACCAACGTATTCATTATTAGTCACAAGGGAGATCAACTATTTGATAAGTTCTCTAGTGTGATTAAATTTGAAAAAGTAAAAAACTTTAGCCAGATAGCAAACAACTAGGAGATATATTATGACAAGCAATACAGATATCAATGTTACCAATTATAATCTAACAGATTTTAATAGCTCTTATACGATTAAGCTTGATGACGTTGTGATTCCAGGTGGAGTAATCACAGTACCGGCAGCTTCACTAGGGTATTCTAGTTCAGTAGCAGGATTGAATTATTCAATGCAGTATGATCCATCAAAATGGTCTATCGGCGTAGGTAATATTGTAGATTACAATTACATTCAAACTGAAGAAAAGACACCAGAGCCAGAAGAAACACAAGATAATTTGATTACACTAGAAGAAGTCTTGACTCTTGCAAATATTCAAAAGAAGCTGTATAATCAATCAAAGCAAATGGGTTGGCATAATAAGCCACGCGACTTTGGTACAATGATTGCTCTATGTCACTCTGAACTATCAGAAGCACTAGAGGGCGCCCGCAAAGACTTGTGGGACGATCATCTAACACATCGTCCTATGCCAGAAGTTGAACTTGCTGACTGCATCATTCGTATTCTTGATCTAGCTGGTCGTGAGGGCTATGACGTTGCCGGCGCTCTAGCAGAGAAGCATGAGTACAACAGAACACGCGCAGATCATCAGCTAAAGAATCGTGAAGCAGAAGGTGGGAAGAAGTTCTAATGGCAATTCTCAAACTAGTAGATGCGTCTAACCTTATTCTAAAACAGAAGATGGAAGATTTTGATTTTACAAATCCTCCTATTGATCCTATTCAGTTAGCAAAAGACCTAGCAGAGACTATGATCGAAAACAAAGGTCTAGGTCTTGCTGCTAATCAAGTTGGCTTACCATACAGAGTATTTGTACTCACTGGTAGTCCAATCAATGCATGTTTTAATCCGAAAGTAGTTGACAGCACAAGTGAAATGGTGTATCTTGATGAAGGCTGCTTAAGCTATCCTGGCTTGGTTGTAAAGATCAAGCGACCAAAGATGCTAAGAGTTCGTTTCACTATGCCCAATGGTGAGACTAAGACTGAAAAATTTGACGGTATGACTGCACGTTGCTTTCTACATGAACTAGATCATCTCAATGGTATTGTTCATTTAGACCGCGCTCATCCTTATCACAAGGAAAAGGCAAAGAAGGCACGTAAAGCATACGAAAAGATCCTTGCGAGAACAAAGTAATATTTGGAGATTGTTATGACAGACGAAGTTAAAGTTGACGAAACAACACAGTACGAAAGTCTTATTGGTGTAAAAGAACCCACTGCTGAAGAAGAGTCGCCGTTTCTTGATTTGTTGCCAGAACTAGAGCAATCTACTGACAAGGAATGGAAAAAACATTGGGTTGGAATGCCCGAATTCAAGCAAGAAGAAAATCCAGCGTACAAGACCATCTATGTTCATTTTCGTAATGAAGAAGACTATAAGGAATTCTCAAAGCTTATTGATCAGTCTTTGACTGACAAGACAAAAAGCATTTGGCATCCAAAGCTTGATCGTGAAGCAAATGCACTACGTAGGTGGATTGAAACGAATGACTAATCCAAAGAATCCAGTCTACATTATCAGCAAGGGTCGTGCCGACTCTATGTTGACTTCTAGATCATTGTCTAGAATGAAAGTTAATCATTACATTGCAATTGAACCGCAAGACAAAGAACCTTACGAAGCTGCACTAGATAATTTTGGTATTCGTGATTATGTTACGTTACTAGTTGCGCCGTTTAGCAATCATGGTGATGGACCTGGTCGTGCTAGAAACTGGTGTTGGGATCATGCTATCTCTATCGGTGCTGAAAAGCATTGGGTGTTAGATGATAACATTGTAGATTTTTATCGTCTAAATGAAAACATTCGTATTCGTGTCGAGTCTGGTGCTATCTTCAAAGCAGCAGAAGACTTTGTTGATAGATATGAGAATGTGCCTATCTCTGGCTTTCAGTATCGGTTCTTCATTGCACCAAATCAAAAGTACCCACCTTACGTAAAAAATACTCGCATTTATTCTTGCTTGTTAATCTCGAATGACTGCAAGTATCGCTGGCGTGGTCGTTACAACGAAGACACCGATATCTGCCTACGTGTACTCAAAGATGGTGATTGCACAATTCAGTTCAATGCTTTCTTGCAAGGTAAAGCTGCTACACAGACTGTCAAAGGTGGCAACACTGCTGAGTTCTATCACGCTGAAGGCACTCAAGACAAAAGCAAGTGGAGAGACGGCCAGCTTAATCCAGAGGGGACAGTCAACAAGTCACAGATGCTAGTCGATTTGCATCCAGACGTTGCCACGATGGTCTGGCGCTACGGCAGATGGCATCATTACGTTGACTATAGTCCGTTCAAGAAAAACAAGTTACGTTTAAAACAGAACGTTGAATTGAACAGTTTTGCTAAAGTTGATAACTATGGTATGAAACTAGTTAAATTAAAAAAGGAAGATATTGAATGATTGAACGTATTTTTATACCTACTGTTAATCGCGTAGATAATCAAATTACGTTCAACCATCTTCCAGATGAATTAAAGAAACGTGTCACAATGGTTGTACAGTCTTGGGAAAAAGACAAGTACAACTACGATTGTGATTATCTTGTCTTACCAGAAGAAGTAAATCTTAATGACTATTATTGTATTTCGAAAACACGTAAAATTATTTACGAAGCTGGACAAGATATTAAATATGCGGTTTTAGATGACGATGTTGAATTTGGTAGAAGAAATGCCAAATACTGGACTCGTATATCTAACATGGAAATGTCCAAGCGTAAAGCTACACAAGATGATGTACTTCAGATGTTTGATCTATATGACAACTGGCTAGACGATAAAGAAGTAACAGTTTGTGGTTGTGGTCTTAGTGAGAATCCACCACAAGATAAGCCGTACTCTGAAAATTCTTCTTTGAGTAGTGCTTTGTGGATTAATGGTAAACACTTTAAAGATGTTTTGCCTGAATTAGAACTTACAAAAATTAAAGTAGCAGAGGACGTACTATTTCTTTTAAGCCTTTTGAATAGAGGATATGGAAATCGTGTCAGTCAAGAATTTATTGTTTTCAATAACAGCGCACATAAGAAAGATATGAAGTCTGCTATCTGGGACGAACAAACATATGAAAATACATTACGTGATCATAAGATTTTAGAATCAATGTTCCCAGGAATCTTTACTATTCTGTATGACGAAGACGGCAAAAGAACTTCTGGTGGGTTTAGAGATTTTGGTAAATCAAAAATTCTATGGAGTAAAGCATTTAAAAAAAGAGTAGATAACGACAATCCATTCTTAGAATATCTATAAATACATTATACAGAGGAAAAGTATATTATGGTTAAAACTGTGACAACACAATACAAATACAATGAAGATAAATCTCTAGCAGACATTGCTGCATACATTGACGCAACGTATGGTCAGCATTATTCTCAGAACAAGTATCAAGCAACAGAGTTCATCATTGATGGTGGCCACGGTACTGGCTTCTGCATCGGTAATGTTCTCAAGTATGCACAACGTTATGGTCGTAAAGGTTCGCCAAAAGATTGGCGAAGTGACTTTCTAAAAGTAATTCATTATGCTATTATACAATTGCATGTACATGAACTAGAAAATAATGGTAAAGTTTGAACACATTCAAGATGGAGTAGATGCCGTTGTAATTGATGGTCTTTATTCCTATGATCAAATGGCTCAGATAATGACTGAGTTAAAATGGCTGACAAAACCCAATATTCTTAAATCAGACTTAGATAATTTAGGTGCATCGACTTCAATTACAACAGGCGATTATGGTGCCTCTAAAAAAGGTATCTTCTTAGAACAGGTATTTGTTAACTGGCAGCACTCTGCATTAATGAAGCATTGTTTTGAGAATTTTGAAAAACCAGAAATAAAAGCTAAACTAATAAGCTTGAATCCGTTATATAAAATATTCTATGCTTGTGACATGAGAACACATCTTCTTTCTTATTATGAAAATTCAGACTTTTATAAAGTACATTGTGATGCTACAGTATTCACTATACTCAATTACTTTAATGTAGAGCCTAAAGAATTTGAAGGTGGAGAAGTAATACTTCATTCTTTCAATGGAGAAAGACGCCATAAGATTGCTATAAATAACAATAGAATCATACTGATATCTGGTAATACAAAACACGAAGTTACAGAAATTAAGTCAGACTGTGGACTAGGTAATGGAAGATATTGTAATGCTGTTTTTTTAAATGTTAAAAATAACTGAGTTGAGGATATAAAATGGAAATTAAAATTCCCGTAGAAGAATTGCAAAAGCGAAAACTATTCGTAGCAACACCCATGTATGGTGGTATGTGTGCGGGTATGTTTACAAAGTCATGTAATGATCTTTCTGCCCTTGCAGTAAGATATGGCATTGAAGTTCGTTTTTATTACCTATTCAATGAGTCATTAATCACACGCGCAAGAAACTATTGCTGTGATGAGTTTATGCGTTCAGATTGTACGCATATGATCTTCATTGACAGTGACATTGGTTTCAATGCTAATGACGTTATCACAATGCTTGCTCTACAGTCAGATGAAAGTGAATATGATGTTATTTGTGGTCCATATCCCAAGAAGTGTATCTCATGGGAAAAGATCAAGACTGCTGTAGATAAGGGTGCTGCCGATCAAGATCCTAACGTTCTAGAGAAGTTTGTCGGCGACTACGTGTTCAACGTGGTAAATGGTACAGGTCAAATGTCTCTTATGGAACCAGCAGAGGTAATGGAATCAGGCACAGGCTTTATGATGTTCCGTAAGTCAACATTAGAGAAGTTTGCTGCTGCATATCCTGAGTTGATGTATCGACCAGATCATGTACGTACAGCAGCATTTGACGGCTCGCGTGAGATCATGACGTACTTTGATGCTCTTATTGATAACAAGCACTCTTACATCAAGAAGCAGATTCGAAAGTTCTATGAAAAGAACCCAAATGCTACCCAAAAAGAAGTTGTTGACTTTATCGACGATGTAGACTATGATGTAGATGGAAAGAAATATTCCAAGCGTTACCTATCTGAAGATTACATGTTCTGTCAATGGGCACGTAACATCGGTCTAAAGATTTGGTTGTGTCCATGGATGGGTCTACAGCACGTCGGTACATACGTGTTCGGTGGCACTCTTGCTGATCTAGCATCAGTCGGTGTTGCTGCTACAGCAGATCCAGCCAAACTTGGTAGCAAGAAGTAAGTTTAATTTTTATATATTATAGGAGACTGCAAAATGATTCTAAGCGAAACTACACTGAACGTACTAAAGAACTTTTCTTCAATTAACCCTGGTATTCTATTTCGTCCAGGCAATACTGTGCGTAGTATTTCTGCACACAAGACTGTCCTGGCGAAAGCAGAGGTAGATAACACATTCGATAAGGAATGTGCAATCTATGACCTATCGCGTTTTCTTTCTGCGCTATCGCTCTTTGATAAGCCAGAAGTAACGTTTGGCGACAACTCTGTTTCTATCTCGTCTGATCAAAGCACTCTGAAGTATGTCTATGCTGATCCAGCAAGCATCGTGACTGCTCCCACTTCAGAGTTTGCTTTGCCTGCTGCTGAAGTAACATTCACGCTTAAGGCTGATGATCTAAGTAAGGTACAGCGCGGCGGTGCAGTACTACAGTTGCCTGAGATCATTGTCTCTGGTAACGGCAATACTATCACTCTAAGTGCTGCGAATACGAAGAATCCAACAGTAGACGGTTTCAGCATCGTAATCGGTTCAACTGATAAGACGTTCAATGTTATCTTCAAGAGCGAAAATCTCAAGATGATGCAGAATGATTACACTGTTGAGCTAACTAGCAAGCGTATTGCTAAGTTTGATGCTGCTGGTCTGACTTATTGGATCGCAATGGAAACTGCATCTAGCTTTGCATAAGGAAGACGCGCTCATGGACAACAAGCCAAAAATCTACGAAAGCCCAGATAAAGGCAAAACTGTCTATGAGCGTGACTTTGGCGCAGAACCTTCTACACGTGTGCTGAAGATTATTGATGACAATTATATTATGAATAAAGTGGGAGTAGATTATGGAAGAGTTCCTGTTTGTCGAGAAGTATCGACCAAAGAAGATTGAAGATTGTATTTTACCTGATGAACTAAAGACTGTTTTTCAACAGTTTGTAGATCAGAATAATATTCCCAATTTGTTGCTCACTGGTGGCCCCGGTGTAGGCAAAACTACTGTAGCACGTGCTATGCTAGAACAGATTGGTTGTGACTACATCGTTATCAACGGCTCTCTTAATGGCAACATCGACACGCTGCGTGGAGAAATCTCACAGTTTGCGTCGAGCGTTTCCTTTAAGGGTGGTCGCAAGTACGTCATTCTAGACGAAGCAGATTATCTAAACCCGCAGAGTACTCAGCCTTCCTTGCGTAACTTCATGGAAGAGTTCAGTCACAACTGTGGGTTTATTTTTACTTGCAACTTCAAGAACAAGATCATTGCGCCGCTTCATTCACGATGCTCTGTAATTGAGTTCAAGATCGCAAAGAAAGACAAGGCTAATCTTGCTTCTCAGTTCATGAAGCGAGTGTTCAACATTCTCAAGGCAGAAAATATTGAATATGATAAGAATGTTGTTGCAGAACTAATCACACGATACTTCCCAGATTGGCGCCGAGTTCTAAATGAGCTTCAGCGATATTCTGTTACTGGTAAGATTGATGCTGATATCTTTACAAATCTAACAGAAGATTCATACAAGAGTCTTGTCGGCTTTATCAAAGACAAGAACTATACAAACATGCGTAAGTGGGTAGCAGAGAATTCTGATACTGATACGACAACGCTGTTTCGTTATTTTTATGATAACTGTTATGACTTCATCAAGATGGAGTACATTCCTGCTCTTGTGATTACGTTGGCAAACTATCAGCATAAGGCTGCGTTTGTTGCTGATCAAGAAGTAAACATCATGGCGTGTCTCTCTGAGATCATGCTAGAATGTGAGTTCAAGTGATGAACACTAACGACAAAATACAAGAACTAGGTATGCTAGGTGAAAAGATCATCATCAATCGCCTAAGCAAGAAGGGTCATATTGTAGAGAGTTCTATTGACAAGTATGATAGAACTAAAGACCTTATGATCGACGGTAAGCTAAAAGCAGAAGTCAAGACGCAAGTGCCTTTCGTTCTAGAAAACGCATTTACGTTTAAGAGCAGTCAACTTACGAAGTGCCGCAATGTAGATGTGCTGTACTTCATCTCCGTGCCACCACCAAATCACGATGACAAGTGGGCAGGCTGGGTGTTCGAAGCTAAACCTCAAGAGTTCAAAGTGCGTCAACGCAAGACGAGAGATGGTCGAGAGATGCTTCTTATTGATAGAGAGCAAGAAGCACTCAAGCCTATTGCGAAGCTATCTGACGAAGAGATTTTTGAATTAAAAAAATATACTGTTTCTGGATACTAAAGAAATGGCAAATCCATTCGACTTTATTAACAGTATCACTTACTCTAAGAAGAACTTAATTGACGAGTCCGAGTCTCCGGAGCTTATGGAGAAAGAATACGCTCCTTGGGTGGTGAACAAGGGCTTGTCATATTTTGTCGATACAATACTACATGCTAACGAAATGAACCAATTTCACCTGCTTGACAAGAAACTTCAATATGATTATTTGATAAATATAATCAGACCCAAGAAGAGATTCTCTAAATGGGCCAAAAAAGCTCAAAATGATGACATTGATATTGTTAAGGAAACGTACGGCTACTCACAAAAGAAGGCAGAAATAGCATTATCTTTGTTATCTAAGGCTCAAATTAATTCATTAAAACAAAAACAAGAAAAAGGTGGATTGAAAAAATGAGACTAACAGTGGATTCATTAGTGGAGGTCAAGCTCAAAGAGCCAGATGACTTCCTCAAGATCAAGGAGACATTGACCCGTATAGGCATTGCCTCACGTAAAGACAAGACTTTATATCAGTCATGTCATATTCTTCACAAGCAAGGTAAGTACTACATTGTACACTTCAAGGAGCTATTTGCTCTTGATGGCAAGCCTACCGACTTCTCTGACATTGATGAGGGTCGCAGGAATACAATTGTAAATCTTCTAGTCGAATGGGGCCTAACCGAACTAGTTGATAAAGAAAAGGCTAAAGAGCCTTTGACACCACTCAATCAGATTAAAGTAATCTCTTACAAAGAGAAAGGCGAGTGGGCACTAGTAAGCAAATATTCGATAGGCAAGAAATCTTAAATTATAGGTAATAAATTATGCTTGATTATGACAAGAAGTGTAGAATTGTTGACACTAAGATGGATGAGATTGGCCCATGGAAATGGGTCATTGAAGATAACGGTCTCTGGAACATCATTGCTTACGAGTGGCAGCATCTTAAGTCTCTGTGGGGCAAGCACGTTAAGAGCTATAACGTATGCGTACAAGCTGGTGGTGCGTGTGGAATGTATCCTCGCCTCTTGTCTGAGACGTTCAAGCATGTCTACACGTTTGAGCCTAATCCTATTAGCTTTCACTGTCTAGTAAATAACTGCCAGTCGAACAATATCTCGAAGTTCAATATGGGTCTAGGCTCAGAGCCTGGCGTGGCAATGATCAAGACACAAGGTCTAAACAATCTAGGCGAGGCAAGAATTCGTACCGATGGTGATTATAGGATTGTACTTACTACGATTGATTCTTTGTTTCTTGATGCCTGTGATTTTATTCAGCTTGATATCGAAAACTACGAATTAAATGCCCTACATGGTGCAGCAGAAACTATTCGTAAGTTCAAGCCAGTTATCAGCGTAGAAAACGGCAGCGAAGAAATTCTAAACTTCTTGAAGTCGTTGGCTCCTTACGAACACGTAGGAAGTTTTGGCATCGGCTCAGATAGGTCTGATGACGTTTACAAGGTAATCTGATGGCAGAGCAATGGGCTCATCAAGGATATGTACACATGCGCCCAGACCCTACAGTTTGGGAATGGGATGTCGTTGGAGATAAATTGATGACTGTTAAAGTTCCTAGAGAAGTGTCTTGGAAAAGACGTTTCATTACAAAAATTATACTGGGAAGCACATGGACAAGAGTGAAAAAGAAATAAAGACTAGGACTCTCAAGAACGGAAGAGTTGTTCTAGATTTAGAAAAAGCTAAGACTTTAGAAGTCTATACAAAATGTCCAGGCAAATGGCTTTTGACTGACCTAGAAACAGGTCAGAGTTATATCGGTAATTACGGTAATGGATCGTTCTGGAAAAAAACTTCAAGAAAGTACTTGACAAT